AATTCACCAAAGTAACATGCGTTACGAACACGTAGCATGTCCAAGTTAGCATTTGCAGGACGGATAATACAACCACGCAAACCGTCACCTTTGATAACTGTGTTATCTGGAACAATAATTGGGTTTTGTTCTGTGTAGTCACCAACCGCAACTTTGATGTTTACACGTCTACCTGTAGTTTGACCAGCAGAGTTATAAACCAATCCTGAAGCAATTTGACATGCTCTTTTAACTGTTTTAACTGGAGCACTTTGACCGTCATTTTCGTCACTACCTTGTTCTGCAGAAACGTAAACAACGTTACCACCAAAAATATCAGCATCATTAAAATATAATTGTCCATTTCCGTCAACTGCTAAAAGCTGGCCGATTGTACCTTTATTTGGAGGCAATGTTAAAGTATAACCAGCATCTAAAACGTTTGGAGGCTTAATTCCGATACCATCGTTACCTGCCGCAGTAAGTTCTCTAAATGTCAGTGTATTAGCGTTTTCAATTTCGATATCGTCTTTGATATTAAAGCCAGCATTAGTAACAGTCATTTTTTCGTCGCCGTTGACTGTCATGCTAATCTGTGCAACAGCACTATCGCCTAAGTCATCTACTTGAACATTAGTGTTGTTTTCAAAAATTCTTTTAGTAATGTCTTGAACTGTGTTATCATCACGCAGTAGGTAAACTTTACCGTCTGCTGTGTTAATTGCTAATTCACCTGATTCTAATTGAGAAATTAGCGGTTGCTTACCCGCGACCGCACTACGCTTGTGTCTAATTGTTGTTGCCATAAAGGCTGCCTCCTATTTAGGTACGGGTCAGGTCTATATAGACGCCCTAACTACACGATAGAAATCGCTGTACACTTATTTATCATAGGAGTAAAATGGTAGCTTAATTAAAAGCTACCACCGTCAATTGTATCAGTCCAAACCGGAGTTGCATCTACATCACTGGTTACAGTTAGTATCTGGAATGATGTACTTGCATCGCTTGTTCCTGCTGCGTCTGTAACTTGTACAGGATTAGCAGTGTCACCATAAAGTATACCATTTTCAGTAAATGTGCTTACACCAGTACCACCGTATTGTACTTCAAGATCAATATTTGTTAGTGCAAGTGTACCGTCAATTGTTACATTTTCGTTAACTTGTACATTTTGATCAATTGTTGTTAAACCGCCTGTTGCACCAACATTTATTACTGTTGCAGCACCTGCAAAGTTAATTGTTGTAGCAGTTGTATTCAACAAGTTGAATGTTGTTTGATTTGTACTTAGTGTATCATTGTTGATAGCAAGATCAGTTGTTAATGTTGAAACTGTTTCGCTTAATCTAAACTTCTCAACACCAGCTGTACCGCTGATCATAGTACTGAAGACCATATCAAAGTCTTCTTGGTTGCCAGTTATATCTGTAGCAATTATATCAATACTACCAGTTGTTTCGTAGTTTGCATTTTGTGTTTCAAGTTCAAATTTGATACCTGTACCAGCACCAGCAACAACTGTGCCACCTTCACTTTGGTGTACTAGTGTTATTGGATACACTATTGCATCTGCTGCACTATCAGGTGCCGCAGTAACTATTCTTAGTTGTTCTGCACTTTCAATTGTGTCAGACTTTAGTAATAGTTTGTCAGTTGCATATCTGTTAAGTTGTAGTACACCTGAGTTGTCACCGTTAATGTAACCTTGTACATGCAAGTTTTTAGCAATGCCTACACCGCCATCAACTGTTAATGCACCAGTAGTATAATTTGAGCTTTCTGTTGTATTTAAAATTTCAACAGGGTTAGTTGCTTCAACTATAAACTGTGTATTACTGATGAGTAATCTTTGAACATCATTTGTAACAAATTTAAGTTGATCATTGTCACTACCTGGAGTGTCTTCTGGGCTAATGTAAGTGTCCTGATCAACATCTTTAACGCCGCCTAGTGATCCCCATGCAATACCATCATATCCTTCAAACACTGTTGTGTCAGTATTAAAGCGTATTTGTCCTGTAGCAACTGTTGGACGTTCTAGTGTTGTACCAACTGGTAGTTGTAGCGAGTCTGTGCTATCAATAATAACCTTTTCGCTGCCAATTGTTAACGTACCAGTTGCAGCACCCATGTTAATTGTTGTAGCTGCACCAAATGCATTAATTGTAGTTGCATTAGTGTTGAATACATTAAATGTACCAGTTTCATCTGTGATAATGTTAGTACCGTTAACTTCAACATCTCTAGCTGCAACAACATCTCTGTCAGCAACTAAATCTTGTCCTGCGTGTATGTTTACTAGAGAGCTAATACCACCTGTTGATTGTATTGCACCCGATGCGTTATCTGTTGCATCATCGCTGTTTAGTACAATCAAGTTTGGTGTTGCACCAATTGTTACACTTTCTGCTGAATCAGTTGTGTTTACAATAATGTAGTCTGTGATGTTTTCATGAACACGGAATACATTAAGTCCATTGTCCGGAACGTCAATGTCTGTAGCACCATTGATGTCTACCGTATCAACTGCACGATCGTCGCCTAGTACAACACTACCGTCAACAGTTATGTCACCGCCAACAAATACGTTTTTAGCAATACCAACACCACCGTCAATAACAACAGCACCTGTGCTTATGCTTGTAGATTCTGTGTCATTTTCTACAAGGAATGTTGGACGTATTCCAAATGTAATACGCTCTTCATCTGTACGTGTGTTAATACTAATGTAATCTAGCGAGCCTTCTGTGCTAATACTATATGCTTGTAGTGTTTCGTCTGGAATGTTTAAGCTAACATCACCAGTAAACACAATGTCTCCGTTAACTGTTAGATCGCCTTGTACAAGCAAGTCTGGTCTAATAGTGAACAATCCAGTGTTAGCACCCATGTTAATTGCAGTTGCATCACCAAATGCTTCGATAGTTGTAGCGGTTGTGTTTAGTAGGTTAAACGTACCAGTAGAATCAGTACTAATAACATCACCGTTAACATCAAAGTTACCATCTAGTATAATATCACCAGTAACAGTACCACCTGTTAGTTTGTTTAGATATCTGTTTTCAACATAAACACTAACAGCTCTTTGTGTAGGTGCTGTGTTAAAGTCTTGTGTACCAACACTTGAAATCAAGTTTGTGTTGTCACTAACTTCTTTTAATTCAACACCAACTGGAACACCATCTCTAATAAACGGACCAACACTAGTTAGACCTGACAAGTCAATTTCGTTAGCGTTAAGTGTAATAGCACCACTTAGTGCGTTAACTGCAAAGAAGTTACCAACTCTAAAGTTACCAATTTGGTCAACTGTACCGCCGGCAAATACTTTACCTTGGTTGAATTCTTGAATTTCTTGTTCAGGTATTGCAGTACCGCCAAAGAACGGAAGTGCGTTGTAGGTAATACCTGCACCAACATATTCAAATGCGTGGCCTGAAGTTGAAATAGTCGAAACATTGTACAATCCGCCATTTGTATCAGCAGTAACACTGATTAGACCTGGATAAATTGTGATTTCAGCTGTACCACCAAATTGCAAGTTTAAGTCCGAAATTGCATTGTCTACAATAGTGTCTTCTGCTGCAAGAATAGTATTTCTTTCAGTTAGGAAAGTGCCGTTGCCCAATGACAAGTCTGGACCTATTTCTGACCAACTAGCAATTGATTCATCAAACACTGCTTGTCCAACTCTGCGTACTAGTGTATTTGCTAGTGAGGCTGCTGATGCAGTAGTATCTGGTGTAGTTAATTTTTGGCTAGTTAAGTTACCATAAGACTTAGTAACAACATCGTTGTTTGCTACTTTTTCAATTATGTCTGCTAGGTAATAGTAGCTATATGCAGTAATTGCAATTTGATCTGCATTACCGTATTCAGCATTACCAAGAATTGCACCATTATAGTATGCTTCAGCGGCACGGCGTGTCCACTTGTTACCACCATACATCATATCAAATACAGTTGCATCAATAATGTAGCCTGTATCTCTTTCACATTTTGCAATGTTATACTCAAACCCTATTATGTTTTGATCAATGTAATCAATAACACCGTTTTGTATTATAACTTTACTTGCTAATAGTTCAGCTGCAACAAGTCTTGTTGCTTCACTTAGCCAGCTAAAGTCTGGTAGTACTTGTGCTGGTGTTCCAACTAGGCTTTGATTGTTAATTGCAAATATTACAATGTTATCAAACAATCCGTTTGTTATAGCTGCTTCAACTGATGTGCCATAGCTTCCAACAAATGTTTGTGTTTCAGTGTTTCCTGTACTTGGAGTAACTGCAACACCTTGGATAATATCTGACATGATATTTCTTAGTCTTGTGTATGCAGCAACAGTTGGTGCTGTTTGCTCTGACGGTAAGTACTGAGCTGTTCCTAAGAAGTATGCATATGTTGCAGTCAATGTTGCATAGTTACCATTATACAACATATCGTGTGCTACTGCATCAATTACATAACCTGTGTCTCTTTCACACAAATCAATATCATAACTAAATCCATTATATGTTGTACCAATATAATCAATAGTATCAGCAACAATAGTTTCTTTAGCTGCTTGTAGTGCATCTACTGCTGTTTGTACAGGTGCTGTTGCCCAACTATAACTTGGATAGTTTTTAGTTGGTAAATTGTCAACACCGTATTCGATAACATTTCTAATAATCTGTAGTAGAGCTTGTGCTGACAATACTTCAGTTATTGTACCTGCACCAGCAGTTGTGTCTTGTGTTTCAACAAGTTGCTGTGTGTTTGCTACTGTTTGATCTTGTATAATGTCTTCTAACAATTCTTGAACATACTTGATTGCTAGACTTGTTTCATATTGCTGTCCTGCAACTTGAGTAGTTGCACCAACCCAATATGCATTAGCTGCATCGTATGTTGCACTGTTGCCACCATAAAGTAAATCGTAAACCAATGCATCAATGATGTATCCAACATCTCTACCACACTTAGCACTATCAAACACAAACTGTCTAGTAAATGTTTCTGTGATGTAGCTAATTGTATCTGCTGTAATTACTGCAAGAGATCCTGTTATTGTAGCATAATCATCTTGTACTGCTGTTGTTTGCCAAGTAATATCTGGTAACACTTCTGCTGGAAGACCTGTAGTATTACCTGCTGTTAATACATCAATAGTAATATCTAGTAATCCATTAATAGTAGTTGCTTCGGTAGCAGTTGCACCTGGACCAGTTGTGTCTTGAGCTACAACGCCTTGTTGTGGAGCACCTATTGCAATGTTTTGTACAACATCGCTTGCCCAGCTCTTTAATTGTGTATAAACATCAATACTTGCAGTAACTTCTCCTGCTCCACCTAATTGACTTGTTGTGCCTACAAAATATGCTTCTGCTGCTTGACGTGAAGCACTGTTACCACCGTATAGAATATCGTAGCTGAATGCATCAATTAGATATGCAACATCACGCTCACACTTGGTTACATCATATGTTAGTGCAGGATAGTTAGTTGCCAACCATGCTGTAACTTCTGCTACCAAGAATGATTTGTTTGCTTGTAATTCATTGTGTGCATTTTGTACATCAGCAGTTGCTCCAGTTGGTACTGGGAATGATAATGCATCTGCACTAGTGTTTGTACTTACTACACCGTTTTCAATAATATCAAGTATTTCGTTAAACGCTGCATTTGTTCTGTTAATTGTTTGACTTGACAATTCTAATGCTGCAACAGCATCTCTAACAAATCTAATCGAAAGTACAGTTTGCAGATTTTGATCGCCAATTGCAACTGATGCATTTGCACGTTGATATGCAATACCGCTGATTACTGCATTGTAGTTTGTACCTAATGCTGCATCCATTGCTGCTGCTTCAACCATGATTCCAACATCACGCTCGCATTTTGCTTGATCGTATTGGAAGTCTTGGTAGTTGTTTGCAATAAAGATTGATATGTTTGTTGCAACATCATCTTTTGATGCTTTAATAGTATTGTAGCTTGCTTGTATTTCACTAGCTGCCCAAGTTACACTTGGTAGCTGTTGTGCTGGAAGTCCACTTAGATTTCCTGCTGTGATAACATCTTCAATGATTTGCATTAATGCATCTAGTTGTGTGCCTTCTGTTGCACTTGCAGGAGTACCTGATGTGTCTTGTGTTTCGCTGTTTCCAGCACTTGGTGTAACTGCAATTTCTTGTACAACATCATCAATTACTGTTGCTAGGTGTGCATATGCTGCTGCTGTTGCAGTTGCTTCGCCTGCACCTAATTGACTTACTGCACCTACAAAGTATGATTCTGCTGCACGGCGTGTAGCACTATTACCGCCATACATAATATCATGTGCTAGTGCATCAACAATGTAACCAACGTCACGTTCACAACGATCAACATCGTAAACTAGTGCAGGATAGTTAACAGCAATCCACGCTGTTGTTTCTGCAACCAAGAATGCTTTGTTTGCAATCAGTTGATCTTTTGCTTCAATACTGTTTGTATACGGAAGTGTTGTCGGTGTCGGATATTCAATATCTGGAGCATTAGTTAAGTTATTGTTAATTTCAGTTATAACACTGTTGATTACAGTTGCTTTGTTTGAAATTAAGTTTGTTCTTGCTGCTTCAGTTCCTGCTGCAACCCAAGTAGTGCTTGGTTCAACTAGTGCAGGAATTCCTGTTGTGCTGTTTGCAACAATAACGTCTTCAATAATTTCAACTAGATTGCTAACTTCTGTTGCTTCTGTTGCACTTGCTGCTGTTCCACTAGTATCTTGTAGTGGATAAGTTTCAGTAACAATCTGACTTAGTATTGTTGCTAATCTTACATATGCTGCCGCAGTTTGTGCTCTTTGATCTTCAGGTAGTACACTAACTGCATATGAGAAATATGCATCTGCAACTCTACGTGTTGCATAGTTACCGCCATATTGTACGTCAAAACTAATTGCATCAACAATATATTTTACATCTCTTGCACAACGTTGTTCGTTGTAATCCAAAGATGGATAATTGTTGTTGATCCATGTTGTTAATTCAGTTGCAATAAAATCTCTGTTAGTTTGTAGTTGCTCACGTGCATAACGTTTGTTAGCATCTACACCCGGATCTGTCCAAGTAATAGTATCTGCATTTGATGCAATGTTATCATCTATATAAGCAATAACATCTTCAACAATAGCAACATTGTTATATCTAAAATTGTTTACAGAATTTATTGTTGTGCTTGCTACCCAACCTGTGCTTGGTTTAACAAGATCTGGTAGACCATTAACTGTTCCTGCTGTAATTACATCTTCAACAATTTGTGCAAGTGCATCAACTCTTGTAGATTCAGTTGCACTACCGTTATTTCCGCCATTGCCTGTTTGTCCAGCATATGTGTTTAAAACAATCTGACTTAGTATTGTTGCCAATTGTCCAAACGCTGCTGCTGTTGCTGCTCTTTGTGATGCAGGTAATACGCTAACTGCACCAGTGTAATATGCATCAGCTGCTCTACGTGTTGCAAAGTTACCACCATATTGTACGTCAAAACTAATTGCATCAACAATATAACCAATGTCACGTTCACAAGTTGCTTGATCATAACTTAAACTTGGATAGTTTGTGTTAATCCAACTTGTAACTTCTGTTGAAATTAATGTTCTGTTTAATTGTAGCAGTTGTCTTGCATATGTTTTTGTTTCGTAATTTTCACCTGGATCTGTCCAAGTTAATGCATCTGCATTACCTGCTCCGTTGTTAATAATATCAAGAACTTCTGCAAATGCTGCATTTACTCTGTTAACAACAGTTGTATTACCTGCAACTTCTGCTGCTGCTAGTTCGTTTAAGTATTCAATTGCTGCAACAGTTTGTTGGAACTGATCACTTAGTACATACGATGCTGGTGCTCTTTGATATGATAGACCTGTTGTAACTGCGTTGTAGTTTGTACCTAACAATGCATCCCATGATACACTATCAATAATGTAACCTGTGTCTCTTGAACAAATGTCTTTGTCGTAAACGCCACCGTTGATAATATCAAGAATTTCATCAAATGCTGCATTTGATCTTGACACTGCTGTTGCATCTGTGTTAACATAACTGCCTGCAATCAATGTTTTTGCATAACGAATTGCATCAGTTGTTTGATCAAATTGATCACTTAATACATATGCACTTGGTGCTCTTAGATATGAAAGGCCTGCTGTTACAGCATTATAGTTTGATCCTGTTGCAATATCCCAACCAACGCTGTCGGTAATATAATCTAAATCTCTACGACATAGAAGTTGGTTATACGAAGGTCCTTTTAAAATATCTAATATAATGTCAACACCTTCAAGTACTCTAGTTTCTGCTGTATTGCTTAAACCTAGCTTCTTAAGTTGTTTTCCTAATTCAGTTATTGCACCGATAGTTTGTATTAGCTGGCTGCTTTGTACAGTTGATGCATTTGCACGTAGATAAGCATTACCTGCTGTTACAGCATTGTAATTTGTACCTAGTGCAGCATCAAGTGCAAGTGCATCCATCATTAGCCCAATGTCACGCTCACAAGTTGCTCTATCGTATGTAAAGTTTTCAAAGTTGTTTTCTACCCATGCAACTGCTTCGGCAACAAGGAAATCTTTGTTGTTTAGCAACTGTGCCTTTGTATTTGCTAATTCTGTGCTTATACCAGTTGGATTTGTATATGATATCGGATCAGCATTACCAGCACCGTTTTGTAGAATATCGATTACTTCGTTAAATGCTGATTCAACAAGTCCTTGTGTTGTCAAATCACTTGATGTAGCAGTACTTGCTTCACCTTTAGCAAATGTAATTGCACCAACTGTTTCGGTTAACTGATCTCCAGTAACTACGTTTGCATTTGCTCTTGCGTATGCAAGTCCGTTTACTACTGCATTATAGTTTGTACCTAATGCTGCATCATATGTTGCTGCATCAATAATGTAACCTGTATCTCTTTCACATTTTGCTTTATTATAAACAAAGTAAGTGTCTGCAATGTATGCAGTTATTTCCTTTGTCATAAACGCTCTGTTTGCAATGATATTATCTAATGCATAAAGCAATTCATTACTTGCAGGACCTGGATCAGGATATTCAGTACCTTCACTTGGTAGCTGATCAAATTCAATAATATTTAGAATATCATCAAACAATGAGCCTACTCTAGTTGCAAAGTCTACATCTCTTACTGCTGCGTTAACAAACAAACGTTTTGCTTCACGCATTGCAAGAATAGTAGCTGGCTTTTGTCCGTTTTGCAAGTTGTATGTGTTAGCTCTATTATATGCTAAACCTGCTGTAATACTGTTGTGGTTAGTTCCAATCTGAGCATCAATGTAAATTGCGTCAAGAATTAAACCAACATCACGTTTACATTTTTCAACATTGTATGTTAAATCAGGATTGTTTGTTAAGTTATATGCAATTGCATCATCAATAAACGAATCTCTGTTTTGAAGAATTATGTTTGCTGCATCTTGTCTAATTACAGGTTCGTCTACAATTTGAGGATAAGTGCTTACTGCTGGCAAGCGTGTTAATGTTAATTCTGAAATTGCATCTTCATAATTGTAAAGCAATGCATCAAGTTTATCTGCTTCACTTTGTGTAGCATTTCCACTTGTAAAATCTTGTGTTTCTGTATTACCAGTTGTTAAACTTGTTGCTAAACCTCTAACAACACGACTAACAACTAGACGCATTCTTGCAAATGCATCAATCATTGTTTGAATTCTAACTTCAGATAGAGCTTCTGGATTTAATTTTGGATAGTAGTACTTAACTTCTTGTACACTTGCTGCATCGCCGCCATATGTAATATCAAAAATTAATCCATCAAGAATATCACTAAATTGATCTTCAAATGCAGCACTATCAAAACTCCATTCCGGATTATCTGCTGCAATATATGCAACAAATTCTTGTACTAATAAATCATAGTTTGCAATAAGTTGATCTCTAGCATCGCCTCTGTTAGTTTCTAATCCATCGTGATCTGGATATGTACTTACAATAGCAGTACTATCGCCGTCGTCAACAATGTTAACTAGTAGATTAAATGTTTCATTTACACGAGTTGTTGCATCTGCACTTGCAGCAACTTCAGTAAGTCCTGTAAACAATCCTTGTAGATATTTAAAACTGCTTATATACATTTGTTCATGACGTGGACGAACATTCCATTCCTGTGCTACACGTTTTACAATATGATTACTACCTAGTGCAGCAAAAGAACTCATACCGTTGATCAATAGTTCTAAATTATCGCTGTATTCAGCTTGTGGATAACTCAATTCTGTGAATTGATCATTAATATAAGCACTAAGTTCTTTGATTAAGAATTCTTTGTTTTCAATGATATTATTTTTTGCACTAATAATACCCGAATCAATTGAACTTAAATCATTTAGTGTATTGTCAACATTTGGTGCAGTTGTGTTAACTTTAGATTCAATAATATCAGTTATAATTTTAAATCTGTCAACAATTTCCTGTTTCATGACAACATCACTGGTTACTGCTGTCATTTGATCTCTTGCTGCATTTATACCATAAATTGTTGGTGCTAATTGATCTTGTATAACTTTGTTAGTAGTACTACGAAGGTAACTTAAACCTGCTTGTACAGATTGATATGTTGTACCTAATACTACGTCAGATGTAACAGCATCTACAATTCTTCTAACGTCACGTCTACAAACAACTTCGTCGTAGAAGAAAGGAGATTGTATAATGTTACTACCTGTAATATAATAATATGTATTATCACCATCAAACTTAATAACACTACCTGTTCCTGGTTTGTCACGCAAACTTTGTATTGTAATAACTGTGTTAGTTTGTAGGTTTACTCTGCCTTCCGCAGGAATAGTTGCACCACCTCCTACAATTGTAACTTGAGGTATTTGTGTATATCCACTACCGTTTGTTATCATAGTAATACCAGCAAGTTGCCCAGTGGTTAAGTCAACTGTTGCTTCGGCTGTTGCTGTAATGCCTCCGGGTCCATCAGGTGGTTCAAATGCAACAGTTGGTGTACTTGAATAACCCGAACCTGGACTTGTAATTGTAACACTTGCTACACTTGAATAATAGTCTTGAATTGGAGTTGAGCCAGAGTATGCGACAGGATAAAAACCGTCAGCAACACAGCCTTCAAGACCAAAGTCACTAACAGAGTTTGAAATACTTAAATAACCACCATTTGTGGTTTTAAAACCTGTACTACAGAAAACTGTAAAGCACGAAACGATCTGCGTATAACCAAAGTTATCAATCCAGAATCCAATACCACCTTGAGCAATTTGTGTAAATGCGTCTGCAACGAATGAAAATACAAGACTTGCAGGATCATACTGGTCACCGTCAACGTACATGCCGCCTCCGCCGCCGTAATTATTAACTTGTTTGTCAAATGGAAGATCTGGATAATCTTCTAACATTAATGGTCTTGCACTAGGTTCAATACCTTCAATCTGCACAGTTTCAAACGGAGTAAATTCAGTACCGTCGTTTAACCACGGACCGTTCATGTTTGTACAGTTTTGAATATATGGAGAAACTGTACACAGTGTACCTGGACGTATTTCTGCACACCAACCTGGTGCTCTTAGTCCTCTAAATGTAAGTTGGTATAGATAACAAGCATTACCTACATAAAAGATTGTTTGTGTATTATTTTTAGGCCAAATTCTTGTGTTACGTAATTCGCCCTGTCCTGTAATTGTACAGTAGTCTGGAAGTGTAATTGGGTTTTCTTCATAATAATCACCCGGTGCAACAATAATTGTTGTACCTTCTACTGCTGCTTCAACTGCACTTTTAATTGTGCGTTTAGCACCAAACTTACCTTCACTTCTACCATCGTTTAAGTCGTTGCCATCTTGGCTTACGTATAAAACGTCTGTTGTTTTAGGACCGGATGTATCACCGCTAACTCTCAAGTCACCGGTAATATTAACACTTTTGGTAGATCCTAAGTCAATGTCAATATTACCGTCAGCGGTTAATACAAGTGACTTATCACCAATTTTTCTTTCATGTATGGACTGCTTCTTAAAAAACTTCATTTATACTTCCAAATAGCTAATTGTTGCAACAAGATTAGTAGGTGTTGCTCCTACAAAAACTACTCTATCACCTTCATCTAAAATCAAACGTTCAACGTTAAATGTAAATGTATCACTGGCCGCAACTGATAAGCTATTAAGTATTAAATTTCTATCAGCTTTACTCTGAACATTAGGAATTGCATACATGTCAAATGTACTATCGTTTGCTCCAGTTCCATCATCTGTTCCTGTGTTACAGACTAATATAGTAGTAATAGCATACTTTTTGCCAGCTGGCACTGTTAGTATTACTGAGTCTGTTTGTGATATTGCTATGTTTGCTATTGACATTTTTTGTTTCCTTAAAATATAATACTATATAATAGAGCTTTATTTCGACTTACAAGTTCATCTGATGTTCCATCTTCGTTTACAAAATACAATCCGGTGCCGCCATCTCCAAGTTGTTTACTATAAACAGTAACACCTTCAGTAGGTGCGGATGGGTCAACTTGTAGTGTATAGTTTTGCCATCCGTCTACTTGTACTGATCCTAAGCCGTTGCCTCTTAGGATAAGATCGCTTCCGATAGTTGATGTACTAAGTACATCTCCTATCATAGATATACCTTCAATATAAGTACCTGTTCCAACTTCGTAGAATGTAGCAACACCTGCACCGTTAACTCTTACTTCAACTCTTGGAGTTACTGCTGGAGATATAATGTTTCCATCGCTATCCTCGTCATCGTAAGTTATAACTTGTGTTAGGCTATTAAGACCGCTTTGTATTCTATCTGAGTAGTTGTACTGGTTATATGAAGTTACATAATCAATAAGTGTTTGTGTTGTAACAACTGCTTCTGTGCTATCAGGCGGAACCATTCCGTCATTGTTAACACCTGCTAAAATATACTGAGGGAATATAGGATCACGTTCCCATAAACTTTCGCTGTAATCTGCAGATCCAATTTGTACATAACTTCCTGCTGGTTGCCCATAAAGCAAGTTTAAATTAGATGCAGAAGCAGATGGATTATCAACTAACGATTCGCCTGAATTTAAACTCTTAACATGTAAACCTGTTAAAGTTCCGTCAACTAAATGTAGTTCAAATGCACCATAGTCTGGTCTTGAATCAACTCCAAGACCGTAATATGTTGGCAAGTCTTCGTTGTAGGTAAATTGTGCTCTAATACCATTTTTATCATTGTCGGTACTTCTACCAAACTCAAGACCCATTAAGTCTACGTTAGCATCGTCTTTGTTCAGTGTAATAATCGGATCTTCAATTAAAAGTTCACTAACTTCAATAGTAGTTGTTTCACCTTCGACAATTAGATCGCCAGTAATTCTAAAGCTACCGCCGTTGCCATTATCAAAAGTGATGTTACCACCGTCGTTAATTTTTAATATATAATCCGATACACCGTAACGATCTACACGAGTTGACATTTATAACTCTCCTTAGATTGCAGTTAAACGAATTAGTGATTCAGTTGAGTCGTCTTCTACTTCCCAACTGTAACGATTACCATTCCAATCTGTAGCTGTTCTGTTAAACATTTTCTTTAGTATGACTGGGCTAGTAGTTAATCCTACTAAAGACATTTCGCCTGCTGCATTTGGAGTAATTTCGTTAACTAGTCTGCATACATAAGTTGTAACACCGTCTGTAGTAACAGTAAATTTGTTTGAACCTTTTTGGTTTACAATGTAACCTTCTACTGAAGATGAACCATTGTGGTATCTTACTGGAATAGTTGGCTGTGTATCATCGCCAGTTGCTCCGAAGTATCTTTTATTAATTGGACGTCCCATTGTTTTCTCCTTTTGTTGACGTTCTAGGTCTACGCGGTGGGTCCGCATAAGTCCTCGTTGAGGCTCATTACCTTAACAATAATATTTATCCTTTTTCAAAAAATGGGTTATTATGAGCTAAGTTTTTGAAGGTTTTCAGCGTATCTTTTTCCGTTACGATCTACGTAATTATAAGACACTCTGTCACCTAATTTTGCATCAAATGTATGAGTTTCAAACAAAACATCTGTTCTTGCAGTTTTCCATTCGTCTGGTAATATAACGCTGTATTTTCTCTTTTTGTTATACTTAGAAATAGTTCCTAATGGCATTTGCATTCTCCTTTATCAAGTATTTACTCATAAAAATAGGCCCCGTAGGGCCTATTTTATTTTTTGTATCTCTAGGATTAGCTGAAGCTAACGTTACCGTTAGTGATTGCAACTTTACCTAGGTAGTCTGCTGCGTTACCAAGTGACGATGCAGTGTTGTTTAGTTCAACATAACCATAACGAGTCATAAACGACACTGTTGGTTCGAATGTTGATGGATCTAGAACAACACCACTGCTCATTAGTGGGATGTATGGGCAGTAGAACGCTGCTGCGTCTGATTCGCTTGAACCTTTGTAACCAATTAGCACTGCTGCGTCATCGCCTGCATAAGTGTTTACGTACACTTTCATTGCATTGTTTAGAGTACCAACCATCTTAGTGTTAGTTGGTGCTTCAAATGCACCTTCAGTTGTACGAGCAAACGCTGAAGTAGTTGCTGACTGAAGAATTGTTAACGCGAATGGCGAAACAACTGCCCAGTTACCAGCACCACGGCGTGTACGCTGTGCGATTAGGTTTGATACACGGTTGATTTGAACTGCAAGTGCTGCGTGTTCGTCACCAACGAATGTAGCTGTACCTGATACTGCTGCTTGGTCGTATGTTTGTGCTGCTGAACCTGCAAGTGAATCTAGTGAACCTAGAATCTCTTGGTCGATTTCAGCAGTAATTTCTTGTGCTAAAGCAGCCATGATTTCTGCTTCAACGTCGATGCCATGCTGTGACTGTGCGTCTTGAGCTGCTTCGAATGTCCAACGTGCTGATAGCTTACGTGTTTTAGCTTCAACAGTTTGTTTCAAGATCTGGATGCTTAGACGGTTACCTGCTGCACCTTCTAGAGCTGCTGTATTTGCTGCTCTGTCAGTTGCTGCTGCACCTGAATAGCCTTCCGCAATCTTGAATGGGCTTAGTGCTTCATCACCAGCAGTAGTATCTGTACCACTTGTTGAGTTGAATGAATCACTATAACGCACACGTAGAGTGTGGATTTGGCCAACTGGACCAGTCATTGGCTGAACGCCGACTAGGTCGTTTGCAATTACTGTTGGCATTACACGTCTGATCACTGGAAGGATCACACGGTTTAAAGTTGCGATATTACCGGCAGATGTTGCACCAGCAGTAGCAGATTCTGAAAGATACTTGCGAGTATTTTCTAATGTTGAAGCCATTACTGCTTTCTTTGTGCCTGATAGGCCTTCAAGAAGTGCTGATTTAGTATCGTGCCAGCGACTTTCTAATAGTTCTGACATTGGTTTCTCCTCTTTATAATCCAGCTAGACGCTTAATGTCAACTACATTTGAGTCGAATGCGTCTGCTTTTATGTCATTGTTTGTTCTGTTGCCTGTTACTTCTTTTGCCTCTGCTAATACTGCCTTTTTCGCTGGACCTTTACCGTCGATAACTGCCGGTAGGTATTTGTCAAACGCTGAACGTAGTTTAGTCGTTTGAACAGACTCTAGCAAGTCCATCATAATGTTTTTCTGGTCTTTTGAAAGTGGACCAGTTAGTTCGTTAAGAACTTTTGATCTTTCTGCTGATTCAATTAATCTCTTTTTCTCGTTATTAACTGTTTCGGCAATTTTTACTGCTTTAGCCGCTGCTAGTTTTGCTTCAGCTAGTTGCTTATCTTTTGCTGCAACTACCTTAAGCATTTTAGCTGTTTCACTCTTTTCATTTAGATATGAGTGAGTATATTCGTTGCTAAACGCTTCGAATATTTTGCGACCAAAATCATTTCTACGTGCATCTTCGATATCTTCTTTAAGTGCTGTAATTTCAGTCTTAAGACCTTTTGACACTGTTTCTGATACCAACGCTGCACTTTTCTTGATAAAGTCTGACTTGACTTTAGCAAGTGTTCCTTTAGCTTCACGTACTAGACGTACTTTTGTTTCAGCTAAGTCTTTTTTGTCTTCGTAAAACTCTGCAATTTCTTTTGCAAGTGATTCAACCACAAAGTCTTCTAGAGCAACAAACTTGTCAGCCATTGCTTTTTGATCACTATGTAGTTCTTTGATTTCTTTGCTTAATTGCTCTGAAACAAAGTTTTTTAGAAGAACTGAATTGTTACGCTGTTGGACTGCTAATTTTGCTTTTGTTTCTGCAAGTTGTTTGCGATCTTCAGCAAATTCAGCAATTTCTTCTGCTAGTTTTTCTGAAATCATGCTATCAATGGCTTCTACCATAGTTGATTTATCATGCTCGTACTTTTTAGCAAATTCTTCACGTAGTTCTGCAGTTACCTGAAGGCGATTTTCTTTCACCTTGGCGTTCCATGCTTCTTCTAATTCTGAACGCACTTCTTCCGATAGTGCTGAGTTTTCGAAGAGTGATTTAAGTGCATCTAACATTTTCTATCCTCTCCTAGTTAGCGGAGTTTGCTTATTATATCTAATAAGCTCTCTTTTAAATACTTCTGTGCCTGTTTATCGCCTTGAACTTCCCTTGCTGTTTGGAACGCCTTATATCCACCACGTGAATTCATTAGGTGTTCGTAAATTGGTGTTGGGTATGCTCCCGGTGCACTAGGTTGAGCTACTACATCAACTGTAACAATCTCAAATTCGCTTACTTCACCGGATCCATCTTCTTTTACATTACCACTACCACGCGATGAGACGCCTAGTTTAACTCCGCTTTCAAGCATTGTTTTAACTAGTTGTCCCATCGGAGTAGGTAGGATTTTTAGTTTACCGTAACCGTTAGGTCCGTCCATCCACATTTCTGAAATCATGTGTGATACACGGTCTAGGTTGATATTAAGTCCGTCTGGGTGATCTACTTCACCTAACACTGAGTAGCCACCTTGGATTTGCTCGTTGAGCGTGGTGACAGCCCTGCCAATCTCATTTACGGGATAAACACGCTGATTTGCGTTGCGTACTCCGCCTTGAATACAAATACCTTTCATATAAAGATCTTTGCCTTCATTAGCAGACTCAACGACAATCTTAGCCTGGTCAAAACTCAAATGTTCGTTCAGTAGCTTCATCAAACAGTCCTCTTATTTGCCGATAATAGGTGTAGTATTAGCGGCTTGCTCTGGCTTGCCTTTTTTCTCAGCACCGTGGCCAGGTTGTGATGCCATTTTAGTAGCACCCTTCGCACCAGGAACGTTTACGTTCTTAGTGTTCATATCTTTTGGAGTACCTTTTAATACGCCATTTCCTTTTAGTTGACCTTTGTTAGCTTCAACACCTTTTTCGTCTTTGCTTTGTGCAATGTTTGATGCTGTGCCACCCATGTCATTTTTGCCTGCAACAGCTGATTTAGTACCGTTAGTACCTGTGTCACCCATTTTTGCAGTTACTTTTTCAACATATTCACGCATTTGCTCGCCAGCTGTTTTTGGAGTTTTTGATTCTTCTACTTCAGCTTCTTCTTCTTCAAATGCAATTGATTCTTCTTCAGCTTCTTCTTCGTCGCCTTCTTCTGAATCCATGTCCATTGGTAACTCGTCGTCGCCTTCTTCGTCGCCCATGTCCATATCGCCGTGCTCTTCTTCGCCAGCTTCATCAGCCATTAGTGCTTCAAATTCTGCTTTTAGTGCTTCTAGTTCATCTTCTAGATCCATTACACGATCTTCGATGTCGCCTTCGCCACCTTCTTCGTCACCCATGCCCATATCCATGTCCATGTCGCCTTCGTCGTCCATGCCTGGCATTTCAATGTCCATAGTCATATCATCTGCTGGATCTTCTTCGCCAAAGAAGCCTTCTTCAACTTCTTCATCTTCTGACTCTTCTAGGTCGTCATCTTCTGACTCGTCTAAATCATCATCTTCTGATTCATCTAGTTCGTCTTCTGACTCTTCTACTTCTTCGTCAGTTGCTTCATCCACTTCTTCTTCTGTATCTTCAGCTAGAAGTGTTTCATAAATTTCACGTGATCTTTCTACCACGATTTCATGGAAAAGCTCTTCTGCACCTTCTCTGTCTTCGTTGACAAGGCGTTCAAGCATTTCTTCAAACTTGTTACGATCAGTCATTGTTAATCTCCTTTATATATCTTTACAAGGCTGTCTATTATATTTACACTTTTTGAAAAATATATGCTTAAAATGGGCTCAAAACAGCACATTTTATGAATTATAAGGTTTTAGCTTGAATCTTTTTTTAAAATCTTCAAGTAAAATATGTTCTAGATTGTTTAAATTTTCTAAATGCTCTGGTATAAAACTCGTTTCTTTTTCAATTATACGAACGTATTTAGTCCGCGGATGAGACTTAATTGCAGTAGCAGTTTGTCTAGTCCAGTTTCCATAGTACGTTGCACGGTCTTCAGTTCTTTTATAATTTTTAGTTCCTGCATAAATGTTGTTTACTTTGTCGTTATCGTCACCTATACCTACATAGTCAAAACCTAAAATATAAATGATATTTGCATTATGTGTACTTGCTAACCATAATGCTGTAGGTCCACTGCTCCAACCTTTGTTTGGATTAAAAAGATTAACACCAGGAGTACGTTTTGTTAACTTGTTTGGATTAGTCCAAACTTCATTATCCAAATGATATCCAACATCAGTAATTTCTATAATCATTTTAGTATCAACTGCTACAAGATAGTCAGGCGAAAAGGTTCTATATAACGCATTGCATCCGTATATAGTACCGTGTTGTTTTAATTCTTCAGGATTGATTGATTTTCTACTGACACCGTTGCCAAGAACAAACGATATTTTTTGAGTCATTACATACCGCCAGCTGCTGCCTGTGCTGCTGCACCGTACATTTGTCTAACAAGACTCAATTCTTCTTGTTTTAATTTACGATGCATATCACTTGCTTTGCGGGCTTTGTTGATATCTTTTAAAGTTAACTTTGTTTTACGAGTATCTGATTTTTCATAGGCATTGGAATCGTCCTGTAGATCAAAATTTTCATCTTCTACAGGTTCCATTGTTTTATCATCAAAGTAATAAAGTTCACGTAGTATCATGTTATTATTTATCTTATATTGTTTGTTCAACGCCACCTTCAGCAGGAGCACCGCCTAAGTCAGCACCAGTTGCAGTTTCAGGAGGTGCTGCTTCTCCGCCTTCAACTGGTGGAATATCTCCACCAAGATCTGGTTCCATGCCACCTAAATCTGATGCCATTCCAGCACCGCTTACACCGACACTTCGTAGTTCACCTGAAGCATCAGTTGGCATTTCAAGATTTTCTTCGTTTTCTTCTCTCCATAGACGTTCATTTTCTGCAATTTCTTCATCACTTAGTCCTAAGAAACGTTTTAATGCAAATCTATTTGACATAAATGGAATCTGTTGTATAGTAGTAAATGTGTTAATTCTGTTGTTGTCAAGTTCAGCTTGACGATACGCTGCAAAGTTTTGCGGAGGTGTAAGTTGTAAATCAAACATTGCATAATCAACATTTGCACCTCTGTTTTTTAGATAGAGTTTAAATTCTCTGTTGAATACTTCTTCAACTAGGCTTTGCAAACGTTCACAATATTTGTTAAAACGTAATTCTTGGATGTATGCTGTTCCCACACGTCCATCATTATATTGGCTAGCACCGTCATCTGCTCCAGTTGGTAAGTACGAACTTGGGATACGTAGGCCGCGTACCAACTTA